TCAGCCAGGCTGGGGCAGCGACAGCGCCTCGATGATGGGTTGCAGTTCATCGTCGGCGAGTGGGCCGGCGATAGGCTGGAGCACGCGGCCGATGGCCACCGCCAGCATGTAGCGCTGGGCGCAGACGCTGGGCGCCTTGACTCCGCGCCGCCACTCGCTGAGCTGGGCATGGGTGTAGCGTTTGCCGCAGACCTCGTTGAGGCTGCGCAGGGCGGCGGCGGCCGTGCTGCCGGGGCAGGCCAGTTCCACGGCGAGCCAGGACTCGAGCAGGTTGTCAGTGCCGGCCATGCCGCGCCTAACTCTCCTCTGTCATGCCCCTGTCCCGAGGCGCGGTACCAGCGTCGTGCTGATGGGTGTAACAATAGTAGCTATCTGCTACTATGTCAACCCAGAACAGTAACTATTTTTTACTCGACCAACTCTGCCACAACCTGTACCACGCGCAGCGCCGTGGCGGGATCTGTGTCATACAGGGTCGCAGCCATGATTCTCTGCCCGAGCGGCATGTCTCCGCAGGACCCGCCCACCGTGACACTCCATTCGGCGCCTGCGGCGATGACTGGTGTTGGCTGGATAGGCGCAATATCCCACGTCGGCGCGCCACCGCATCCGGCATCGAACGTCATGCCCCAGTAACCCTGCCAGGCGCTGGCAGTGGTGTTCTGCACGGTGATCGATGCCTCCATCAACTGCGCACGACTGATCACGCCGACATCAATGATGGTCACCGTCCCTGTCGCCAGCGCCACGCCGGTGGCGGATGCTGAGCAACGGCTGGTACCGCCATCGTTGACCAAGTCAGTGCATGTGATGTCGACCGCGCCAGCGGACGGTGCGGGAGTGCTGCCTCCTCCACCTACGCAACCGACCAACACGATAGCGGTCATCAACATTGCAATTACGTATTTCATCGTTTCTCTCCTTTTAGGTTAACTTCCAGCGGAACGGAACCACCATCACGCCGGGCGGTCCGGCACGATTGAGGGCGGTATTATCGATGCGTAGGTAATCGTCGTGCAGCAGCTGATTCGGTGAGACTCCGTTTTCGTGATATTCGGCTAGGCGCCAGGTGGTGTCGCACACAGGGTCGAGCAGCGCCACTGTTTTTCCTCTCAGGTCGTTACCGAGGAACGGATGCGGGATCAGCGACATGTCGCGCTGCTTCATGGCTTGCGTGATCTCGATCTGATCGCGCCCGATGACCACATAGGACGGAACCAGCATATCGCCGAGCACCTGGGTGACGGATATACCCTGCTCAGCACAGAGATCCTTCCAGGTCTGTGCTGAGGAGAACAATGAGCCGTTAGTAAACGTGTCCCGCTTACCGGTTAGTAGGAAGCGATCCAGACTAGATTCCTCCGGCAACACGCCACGCCAGCCGGAGGCGCGCGCAGCACTGACATAGTCGGTGAGGTCCTCCGGGACGAACGTAGGCTGTTTAACGTCCTGCCACCGCCAGCCCCGACGCATCGAGTCATAGTACTCGGCGCGGATGTCGGTGGGGCCATTGAGGTGATATGGAGCCTCCGGTGCAGCATAGACTGCCTCTAGCGTACCTGTCGCGTTATCGATGAGGACGTAGGTAAACAATGGAATCTCGCCATCGCCTAAATTGTACGGCTCACAGGCCTGGACGTAGCGTTGACTGACAACCATATTAGCGCCTGTTCCGTCGCCATACAGTGATATACATGACAGAATCGTTCCGTTCAACAGGACGGCGGCGTTATGAATATTGGCAGCATTCCCGGCGTTAGAAATCCCATTCGATCGATACAGTTGCGGGTAGTGACCGTACGCACCACCAGGCAGCGTAAAGCGCGCCCACGCGCTAGTTCCATATGACACCGTTCCGGATGTTGTTTTTAGCTGCGATTGGCCAACAGCAGATGCTCCAATCGCAGATTGCCCCACACCTCCGGGCTGGATAGACGTTGTGTCGATGCGGGGAAAGTCGGGCACCATTACCCCATCGAAATACACCGTCCCCACTGCCGAGCCGGCAGCAGGCACGCCGCCGGTGAGGCGCAGTTTGGCCAGGCGTGCGGTGGACGGTGCACTGACACGGCCGCGCGCCTCAGTGAACGTGGTCTCAGTGCCGCTGATGCTGAACAGTGCACTGACGCTGATCTGCGCCTCGGCGGCGTCGTACCAGATGATCTCCGCCTTGCTGCTGATGTTCGCCACCGAGCCCGCGCGCCAGATCTTCCACAGATAATCCTCACCGCCGCCCACATCGATGTAGTTGGCGCTTTCGTAGTAGCCGCCGCCGTTGGCCAGCACGGTACTGGTGATGCCGACGCAGGCGCGGCCGTGTGCCTGACTGGCCGTAACGATGGCTGCGGAGCCGCCGGTGTAGGCCGTAAACACCCAGCCCGCCGGCACGCCACCGCCGCCATCACGCTCGAACGATCCGTTCTTGATCAGGTTCGGCAGCGCCTCGATGGGCGCGGAGTTCACCCCGTCGTGGTCGTGGTTCTGCACGGCGCCGGCGATGTAGGAGCCGCCGACCCACTGGCGCAGAAAATCGAGGTTGTCCCACTCCTTGTTTTTGAGGCCCGTGGTGATCGGCTTGCCCGGATCGAGCAGCGCCGGGTCTTTATTGGTCCAAACAACGGTTATGCCGCTCACAGCTTGACCTCCAGCATTTCCATGCCGCGCGGGTGCGCGCAGTTGAGGCGGTAGCGCTCAACAAATTTAATCGCAGCGATCTTCTCCGCCGGCCCCACCACATCCAGGCCATACAGCCCGCAGAAATGAGGGCACCGCTCGACGCACTCGCGCATCACGCTGACGTTGTCCCACAGCCCCTCTTTTGGGCACGGCACGAACACGTTTGCCGGGACGGTGATTTCTTCGATGGTCGTTTTATCGCTCATGGTTGTCCTCAGATGATCAGGTAACCGCTGGTGCCGTCCGGCACCAGACCGTCGTTCTTGCTGATGTGCGCATAGTCGCTGTCGGCCGGGTAATCCGGCGTGCCGTCCGGTGCAATGAATGCGTAGCGCTTGGCGAACGTCGTGGTGCGCCCCTCGATGGCGATGTCGCGGCCGCGGTCGGTCAGCTTGGTGACCAGGATGCGCACCTTTTTCGGCTGGCCGGACACGTCAACGATGGCCGGCGTGGTGATATCCACCTGATCGCCGGCCTGGAATGTGTAGTCCTTCGGGTCAATGCGCGCCACCACCAGGGCCGGCGCGTCGCGCCGGTAATCCACTTTTCGCGACGCCAGATTGCGAGCGGCCTGCGTGTTGCCGGCGCCGAACCAGCGCGAATACACCACCTCGGTGCGCTCGCCGTCGTATTCGTTCGGTCCCTCGGCCGCGGCGTCGATGTAGATCGCCCCGCCGATATAGTTCTTCGCCTCGTCGCGGTTGGCAGTGGCGTTGCGCAGGTTGTAATTGACGGCCGTCGCGGTGAGGCGCAGCTCGTCCAGCGTGCGCACGTCGAGGGAGCCGTCGATGATGCTGGCCTCGGCGGTGAGGTGGGGCGGCGCGCCGGAACCCTGTGGCACGATGACGCGGAAGTGCAGCTTCTGGTGCGCGGGCGACCACCACATCGCGGCGCCGGCCTCAAGCGCCAGCTCTTTGAGGTACTTGCTCACGCTCTCCGGCGTGTGCAGCGGCACGGTGACGCGGTAATCGGCGCCGAGCCAGGTACTGTCCTGGTCGGCGAACATCACCGTGTCGATATAGCCGGAATCGAGGCCGGCCTCGTTGACCAGGTCGATGATCACGTCGGTGTACGCCTGGTCGACGTACACCTTGCACAGCTGCACCGCCTCATCAGCCTTGTGCGTCTGCAACGGAGTGGAGAACTGCACGCGGTCGGCACTGGTGTCCCACTTCAGCGTGTCATCGTCGCGGCCGGTGATGCGCACCAGCTCCTCGCCGAGCCGCACCCACGCCGGATAGCCATAGCGGTCATACTGCGCGCCCTGGCCGACGCCCAGCGCCGCTTGCAGGTGATGCACCGAGTAGATGGTCGTTGCGTCGGGCGCAACGGAGAACGCCGGACTGACGGTCGCCGTGCGCGACGGGCCGTCGTACGCGGAGATCACTCGCTCCTGGCCGGCGCCTGCCTGATCATCCAGCCGCACCGCCATGCCCACGTAGTAGTCGTTGACGGCCGACGCCTCCGTGCGCAGCACAATGGTGTTTCCGCTGCCGCCCTGGGCCGTACCGCGGTCGGCATAGTCTGGCAGCTCCACCGCCAGCTTGCCGTCCGTGGGGCGCGGCACCTTGACCGTGTCGGCGAGCTTGAGCGGGTCTTTGAGCACGACGGAGACCTTGCCGCCGGCATCCGGCCCGGTGATCGTGTCGATAATGTAGGTCTCGGTCTGGAACGTATCCCAGTCCCACGGCGAAACCACGTAGCCGCGCCGCACACGCGCGATGCGACCGGCGTAGTTCTTGTTGCGCGCCAGCAGGCGGCGCCAGAACGTCCCGCCAGGCGGCACCGGCCGCGTGGCCACATAAGGGTCTTGCTCGATGTCGCTGTCAGGCTCGTCGGCCAGATCCACCCTAACCCTCGCGCTGCGCGCCAGACCGCCTTCCAGGTCGATAATGGTGGGCGCCGCGTCCGCCTTGCCGATGATGTACGGCCGCAGCGCCTCGCCGGCCGGAATCGGCGCGCCGCGAGAAATGAAACCATAGGTGTGGACGCCCCTGTCGTAGGCCAGCTTGGCCTGACAGGTCTGGTAGGTGTTGCGGCACTCGGTGCCGACCGCCCCTGTCGCCGTGCAGGGCGCAACGCCGTATGTGAGCGTACAGCGATCGAGGTCCAGCTCCAGCACCTCGACATACTGACGGTCGTGCGCCTGGCGCGCGATATCCCGCACGCTCACGAGTGCACCCCCGTCACCTCGAACGACAGATCGCAGAACTGGCCACCGCGGTGCGGCGACTTGAACTCGCCGCTGCTGGAGACCAGATACAACTCGTCGGCGTGCTCGGCCGGATCCCAGGCGAACACAAACGGCGTGGAGCGCAGATGCGACAGCCACGCCGGCAGGAACGTCTCTCGCACCCAGCTCTGGTGGACGTTTCGCTGCTGTATGGTCTCCGACCATTCCTCGAACTCGAACACACGGCCGAGCGGGTGACCCTGCATGGATCGGTTGCTGGTGCCGTGCATCTTGCGCGCCAGCGGGTCGAATCCGGTGGGCAGGTGGCGCGGCAGTTCGAGGGCGATTCCGGCTGCAGCAATGGCCAGTGATGGCGCCCCGGCGCCCGTTATCCGCAGGCGCCTATAGCGATACAGCGAACTGGCGAACTGCATCAGGAACGGCAGATCGTCGGCAGGACTGTTGCTGGCGATCAGGTCATCGGATGCGGCGAAATTATCGGTGGACCCGCGCAGTTCCAGGGTTGCTCCGTGAGTTCCCATATTGTGGCCATAGACAACCAGATAATCGGCCGCTGCCGGCGCACCGCTGTCCACAGTAACCGTCGCCGGCAGCGCCTCGGGTTGCCACCAGGTGTACGGCCGCCAATCAGCCAGATTAGCCACGCTATAACCAACTGCAGTCGAGCTGGCCACAGGCAGGGCATCGGCGAATCGGTTGTCAAAAAGCAACTTAGGGCGACCAAACATATCAGCCTCGCGCGGTCACGAACTCGACGCCGTCGCCGGCCGCCTCGTTGAGCATGGGGAACAGCCGGTCGCGTATCCATGATGTGGAGACCATGCCGTCGTCGTCGGCGATGGACACGTACACCGAGCGCGGCGTCTGCTGCTGCGCTGCGGTGACGGCCTCGGGCTGCGCCGGCAGCGGCACGCCGGTGTTGGGATTGACCGGCACGGTGGGCGTGGTGCCGCCGGGGATGGTGCTGCCGGCGGTGCGCGAGCCGAACTGTTGCGAGCGGATGGCGTTGACGCGCGCCATGCCGGCCACCGTGGCCGCCACGGCCGCCGCGGCGCCCAGGGCAGGACCAATGTAGGGGATGGACGAAAACGCGGCATAGGCGCCCTGGGCGGCCTTGTAGGTCTGGATGATGGTCTCGCCGATGGCGGCCGCCTTGCCGGCCTCGAACATCTCCTTGTTGCCGCTCTGCATCAGCGCGGACATATTGCCCATCCACGCCTGTGCCGAGGTCAAATCGGCGGCGCGATACACCGCCTGCAACCCGTGGCGCTGTTTCAGCGCGGCATCTTCCAGCGCCGTGCGCCGCGCCTCGTACTGTTGCGCCAGTTGCATCTTGCGCTCGTCGTAGGCCGCCTCGCCGATCAGGCTCTCCTGGCGCAGCTCCTCCAGCAGCATCTCCTGCTCCAGGTGCCACGCCTCCAGGCGCTCCATCTCCGTCATGTGCGCGGCATCCGCCGCGGCCAGCTTGTTCGCCAGCTCACCGTGATACCGCTCCATCTCGGCGCGGCTCTTCTCGGTGCGCGCCTCCTCGTACTGCGCGGCAAGCGCCGCGCGCTGCTGCTCGTAGGCATCCTCGGTGAGCAGCTTCGCCACCAGCGCCTCCTGGAGCGTGGCCTGGTCCACGGCGTATTTCTCAGCCAACAGCTGCTGCTCGCTGAGCAGCGCGAGGCGCACGTCCTCCAGGCGCTTCTCCAGCTCCTGGCGGCGCTTCTCGGCCTCCTTGGCCTCGCCCTCGGTATCCTCCGGCACAACAATGGTCCCGCTGCTGCGTGTGGTGCCGGCGACAGCGTCGGCCGCCTCCTTAGCCTTCCACAGGTTGGCCACGCGCTCCATCGCCTTGCGGTCCATCTCGGCCAGATCGGCATTGAGGCTGACCATGATCGCCTTGGCAGAGCCGAAGTTGCCTTGCGCAACTTCGACCGCGGCCGCCGCCACGGCGCCGATGGTGGTGCCGACCTTGCCGAGCACGGTAGCCGCGCCGATACCGACGCTCACCACACCCTTCAGCGTGAACGACAGCACTGCCGCAGCGCCGTCGAACAGCTGCGCTTCCTTGGCGCTCTCAATCAGCGCGCCGGTTACGTCGGCCAGCGGCCCCATCAACTCGGCGGCCATCACGTTGCCTGCGCCGGAGACGGTCTTGGTCAGGCGTGTGAGGTTGTCATTGAAGCGCTCAGCGTCGCGAGCGGCCTCCTCGGAGATCACCTGGCCGAATTCGCGTGCTTCTTCCATCGCGGCACGGATGGCCGGCGCGCCACCCTTCATGACGTTGATCATGCCGGCACCTGAGCGGCCGAACAGGTCCATTGCCACCGATGTCTTCTGGGCGGGATTCTCGATCCCCTCCAGCGCGTCGGCGATGGCCATCATCGCCTGATCCGGCTCCATCTCGGCGAGGGCCTTGGCATCCAGGCCCAGCATGCTTATGGCGTCCTTGGCAGGGCCAGCGTTGTTCGCGGCGTCGGCCAGGTTGCGGCTCATCATCTGGAGGGAGACGTTCAGCTCTGCGTTGCCGACGCCAGCCAACTCCGCAGCGTAGCGCATCGCGGTGAGCTGCTCGACCGTCATGCCGAGCCGGTCGGCGGTCTTCACCGCCTCGTCGGCGACCTTCGCCGAGTGCATGACCATTGCAGCGGCCGCAGTCGCCATCGCGACGGAGGCGCCTGCGGCCATCTTGCTGTACTTGCCCCAGGCGCCGCCGGCACGCTCGCCCTCACGCTCGGCCTTGTCGCCGAAACGTTCGAGCACGACGGAGCCGTCGTCCTGGACCTTCAGGACGACGGCCACCTCGCCGTTATTGCCTACCGCTATCGCCATGTTGCTCTTTGATTCGCTCGCGTATGAGTTGCGCCGCCTTGCCCACCTGGTCGCGCACGATCTCTATTGCGTCGACCCAATACCGCGGCTGCTCGGTCCAGCCCACAGCGCGCGGCATGATGGATTTTTCGTAGAACGTGTACGCGGTGATGAAATCCTCGTACTCCGGTACCAGCAGCACCGGACACACCACGTCCGGATCGATGTCGTCACGCCAGTAGATCGGTTCTGCCTCGCGGCACTCGGACGGGAACACACCGAGTCGTGGACACTGCTCGCACGCGCCGCCCAGTGCCCATGCACGGGCGGCGCGTCTCAGTTTTTTGCGTCGGCCGCCGACAGTCGCGTGATGCGGATCACCTCCGCGCCCAGCTCGCGCACCTGGTCGGCCGAGAGCATGCGCAACACGTCGGCCGCAGCGGCATCGATGGCGGCGCCGTCCAGGTCCACCAGGTTGCGCACGCCGGTGAGGCCGAAGCCGGCTGCCCGCGCCATCTGCGCGGTGAGCTTGCCCATGAACTCCCGATCAGCCGGCGCAATCTCGTTGATGCGCGCCAGCTCCTCGACGGAGAGGCCGCGCCGCTCGGACTCGGCATGCAGGCGGATGGCGTTGATCTGGAGCGACTGCTCAGGCGTCAGCGGAGAGAGCGCCTTGATCTGTTCGTCCTCCTCCCAGCTCAGCGGGCGAATGTCGAACACGGTCGGCTGCGCCGACTCGCGGTCGGCCTCCAGGATGAACTCGAAAACCTTGCCGGGGCGGTGAACACGGATAGCCATAGTTAGAGCACGCTCGTCCAGGTGATGGTGTATTGATCGTCGCTGGTGGTCTCCTTGAGGGAGAACTTCTTTTGGCGCGTGATGCGGCCGGCGCGGTCGCCGGCAGACACTTCGGTCGGGACGCACTTCGGCGCGCTGAACACCAGCGTCTCGCCGAGCGAGTTGGTGAACGTCGCCACGATGGCGATAGACGCCGCATTGGTCAGCGCGTTCCAGTCGGCGGCGGTGGCCACCGCGCGCGGGTCGATGGCGATGGTCGGATTGCGGTTCGCCACCTCGAAGAAGTGCGCGCCGGTCTCGTAGGCCTCCTGCACCTCGACGCCGGGGTCGAAGGTGAACGAGCCGATCTTCACTGCCGCGCCGCCTTCGGTGACGGCGCACAGCGTGGCGGTCATGCGGAAAATCTCCTCGTCCGGCATCGTCACCGCCGGCACCGCGACGACAGTGGGCACGGCATAAGGCGCCTGGATGCTGGCCTTGGCCATCAGCACCGCCATGCTCGCCTCGAACGACAGCGAGTTGGCGCAGCCGAGCAGCTTGTACAGCAGGCCGTCCTCGTAGGCATACGCCGAGAACGACGCCAGCTCGGCCGGATTGCTGGTGGGCTTGTACTGTGCGCTGCGCGGCGTGGCCGCGCCGTCGCCGCTGGTGGTGACCTTGTGGCCCGAGCCGAGCAGCAGCGGATGCAGGTCCGGCACCAGGCGCGCGGTGGCGCCCTGGCCGAGGCCGCGCACGCGGGAGGTGATCTCCGTTTGCAGCGCCTGCTTGAGGGTGATGGAGTCGCCGGGGCCGAACGTGCCCTTCAGGTCGCCGTCGCCGGCATCCTGCTCGGTGGGAACGGCGACGTTGAGATCGCCGTTGGGAATGATCAGGTCATCGACCACGGTGGGCACGGCGTCGACGCCCTTGGTCCCTTCGACTTTCGCGGTAAACACCTTGCGGCGAGTGAGCATGTCAGGCATATCAAATGTCCTCGGTGGTTTCGGTCAACAGCGACAGCGTTGCGCGATGGCACAACACGCCGCCGAACATCACCGGCTCGATGCGCTCCACCTGGAGGCCCATCGCGCCGCGGGATTGATTCAAGTCTTTGGTAGCCAGCACCAGCCCGCCCAGGGTCGGATCGGCGCGGAAGGCCCCCGCTACCAACTCCACCAGGTCATCGAACAGCAGGCCGGTTTGGCTGGCGTCGTCTAGGCCCATGAATCCGTACATGCGCCAAGCGTGCAGACGGCGCACCTCGCCGATGTCCAACTCCTGCTCGCTGGTTCGCTCGCGGTAGAACACCCAGCCGAGCAGCCGGCCGCTGCCGGCGTCCAGGAACAGATCGCGCAGCTCTTTCTCGCGTGTGGCGTAGCGCTCGTATTCATGCACCTGGCCGACGCTGGCAACACCCTCCAAGACGGCTTTGATGGCCGCGCGGATTTGCGCCAGGGTGGCCATCAGCCGGCCTCTCCGAGGCGCGCGAATATCCTGTCGATGGCGCGGCCGAGAATATCCAGCACCTGGCGCGATGTATCGGACAGCCCGCGCTCGAACATGTGGTGGCCGGTGGTGCCCTTGCTGGCGATCTTGCGGGCAATCAGGAACGCAACTGATTCCGCCTCTGCCGCCGGCACGCCGAGGCGAGCAATGACCCAGTCGCGCAGTGGCGCCAGAGGCGGGAAGTGCGGCTTGGTGCCCAGCTCCACCGGCGCGGCATGCGCCAGGCTGCTGAACACTCTGCCGCGCAGCTCATCGCCTGCTGCAGTGCCCTGCAACTGACTGGTGACGGACCCGCGCAGCGCCGAGGTGACGCCGGTGGGCGTGTTTTCTTTCACCTCGCGCTCGACCAGCAGCAGGGCCTCCATCAGGCCCTTGCCGAACTCCTCGCGCGCGATGGCCGGAGCCGCACGAAACGCCTGCCCCAGCCGCTCCAGCTGCGCAGTGTCCAGCGATACGGCCGCAATCTCGGCCATCAGCGCAGCCTCGCCGGATGGGTCAGGCGGTCCTGACCCAGGCTGTTCGGCAGATCGAGATTGACCACGGCGCCGGCGGCGGCGTTGCGCTTCGGGTCGATGCCCAGCTCGTTGTAGTAGCGGGTGCGCAGCGCGTTGCCGCGCTTGGCGAACTCGGCGGCCTTGCTCTGGTGCTGGACGCTGTCGGCCTGGATGGTCGGGTCAGATGTGCCCGAGTAGAGCGCAGCGAGCTGGTCGCACAGCAGCGCGGCGGCCCAGCAGGCTACCGCCTCGCGGTTGGTGACCGGCACGGTATCGACAACGTCAGTAACGGTGTGGCTCACCGTATAGGTCAGCCGTGCATCGGCACCGAACGCGATGCCCTGCTGCATGGCGATCTTCTGCACGCCGCCCGGCAGGTTGTAGATGCCCCAGCAGCCCGGCTGGATGTAGGTCGGCGGAATCGCGCCGATGGGGTACTCGATGGCGCGCAGGCCGGAGATGCCGGTCTCCCATTGCGCGGGCAGCGCCAGATACTGGGTGCCGTCGCCGGTCGCGTCTTCCACCAGCTCGCGCGGCCGGTCCTTACCGTAGCGCACCACGGCCAGGGCAATGGCCTGGTCGCGCTGCGGGGTGGATATCTTCCCCTCCTCATCGCGCACCAGGCTGTCGGTCAACGTTTGGAAATCACTCAGCATCACGGCCACCGGAAATAGGTGGGGCATCCCTGCCCCTTGGTTGTTATCCCTTCCCTTACGCCACCACAGACTTGTCGAAGGCGCGGTGGTCGGTCACGTTGCCGCCATACACATGACGGATTTTGTAGGTGACCTGGTCGTTGCTGAACAGCGAGCCGGCGTTGGGCAGATCCTGGATGAACAGCTCCGGCTCTTCGTTGCCGTCCAGGAAGCCGATTTCCAGGCCCGGAATGTCCAGCGGATCGGCGGCGAGCGCCCAATCGTTGGCATCGGTCCAATACCAGACCGGCAACACCTCCAGCGACAGGCTATTGATGAACGACTTGTCGTTGTTTGTGTTGCGCGCGAACAGGTCGACGCCGGTCTGCTCCAGATCGTTCGGCACGATCAGGTATTTCGGGCCGATACCCAGGCGCTCGCCCGAGGTCAGCTCGGGCTGGTTCAGCATCGCCAGGCGGCGCGCGGCCAGGCTGGTGGCGTCCAGGGCGGCGGCACCCAGGTTGCCGTGGCCGACGGTGAACAGCGCGGTGCCGTCGTAAATGTTCGGGTTGGTACGGATGAAGTCGAACACGAACTTGCCCAGGGTGCGCTTGGCGGCGCGCGAAAGCTTGGTCGGGATCAGACGAATGGCGCCGACGTCGTCGTTCTTGATCGCCTCCAGGGAGACGGTCTCCAGTCCGCCGCGCTTGGTTACCGCGTAGCTCGCCTTCTCGTCGTCCGGCGAGGTCACCGCCAGGTAAGCACCCTTTTCGGCCACAGCGGCGAGATCGCCATAGCCGCCGACACGGGTGCGTTCCTGGGAACGGAAGTCATTGACCGGCACCACGTTGACGATCTTGCGCCACATGTCATAGACGGACGGCGCCCGGTAGTCGGCCAGCATGCGGCGGGTGATGGCCAGGCCCAGCACGTCGCCGAACTGGGTGGTGTCGATGGCCTCACGCAGCCGCGCCTGGTCGCAGTCCTTCAGGTGGCCGGTGACGCGCTTGTCGCCGGTGATGTCGATGTAGCATTCGCGGAACGACGACAGCTTGCCGCCGAAGAAGTCGTCCAGCATCGCGCCCACCTTCTCGCGGCGATCCTCGCCGGCCTGGACGCGGCCTTCGCCGCCCAGCTCGACCGGCTTGCCGGACTCGGTGAAACGTGCCAGGTAGTCGCGCTCGGCGGTGATGGCGGCGGCAACGTTCGCCTCGGTGAAACGCTCCATGCCGTCGAACTGCTTGCGCAGCTTCTGCTTGGCCACGTCGGGCAGGTTGCTTTCGGCGATCAGCACACGCATCTCGGCGCGAGCCTCGACCATGCGCAGGTCATCGCGGGTGACGACGTCACCGGCGGTGGGCACTCCCGCCGCCGGGCTGCGGCCGTGGCCGCTCTCGTCGCTCGCAATGGCCTCGCGGAACGCTGCCTCCAGCGCCTCATCGTTCTCGATATCGAGCCCGGCAGGCAGGCTCCCCTTGTTGGCCTTCTTGATGGCCTCGATCATGCGGTCGCGCAGTTTCATGTCTGCTTGTGCCTCCGGGTTGATTGCTTCGATGAGTTGGATCAGTTCGCCGCCGGCGCCCGGCTCGATGATCAGATCGAGCGAATGCACCTTGGTGAACTTGACGGCCTCGCGCAGACGGCCGTTCTTCTTGCTCTGCGCATTGGCGTCGATGGAAAAACCGAACAGGTCGGCCATGCCGCGGTTCCACGCCTCCAGCAGCTTGGTGTGGACGCCGGCCGACTCCAGCAGCTCCAGGGTGGCCTGGATCTCGCCGGTGTCGCGCTTCGCGCCCTCGACGAAGCGGGGAGCGGAGAGGCGGCCGATGAGGTTGCGGAAATCCTTGCCCTCGGTGTTGAGGTGTTCTGCGTCCGATTTGACGAACACGCGCGCACCGTCGAACAGCGGCACGGCTTCGCGCAGCGCGGTGTCGGGGTAGTAGTTGTTGTTGCCCGAGGCGCCCGCCTTGATGACGCGCACCTGCCACTTCAGGCCCTGGGTGTCGGCGGTGGCCTCCAGGAACGCGCCCTGAGCCTCCTGCATCGGTACTGCACCGGATGCAACGGGCTTGAACTCGCGCGTCACCTCCACGGCAGCACCGAGCTGCACCTGGTTGTCATCGGTGATGGTGTAGGGATAGGACAGCAGGCGTGCGTCACGGGACACGATGGCGCGGTCGGCGAACATGGCCTCGACGCTCACCCAGCAGTCCGCCCGCGTGCCGCACAGATGCACCTGGAGCGCACGGCGGACCAGCTCGACCAGGTCGCGCAGTTCGCTGGTGGCCTCGCGGAACGCCTGCTCGCCGACCAGGCCGCCTTTCGGGATGCGGACGGCCATCGCTTACTTGCCGCCCTTCTCGCCGCGCAGCTTCTCGCCGCTGGTGGTGACCACGACAACGTGATCGCCGTAGTCAGCGAATGCCATCACCTCACTTGCATCGATGGCCGCCAGCTCGGTGAGCGGCTGCTTGGTCTTCTCGCCGAGGACCGGCTTGCCGTCCTTGGTTTTCACCACGGAGCGCTTGACAAGCTTCGCCGCATCGGCGGCGGTCATCTTCGGCTGTTCGGCGTCCTTGGGCTTCGGCTGTTCGGTGGTCTTCGGGTTCGGGTTCGGGTTCGGCTGGGACATGACTTCCTCCGTCGTGGATAACGCGGAGGAACAACCTCCGCAGCGAGTACGGAGGCCATGCTAGGGGAGGGTCGCGCGGTGGGCGTATTAACTCGGGTTACTATTTGAGCGCGGGCCGGATGCCGCCGCTGGAAACGCCATGATGCAGCTGCGCATCCTTGCCGGACAGACGGCCACGAGTGTAGTCGTCGTACTCGTGGTCACGCAGGCGGCGGCCGTCGTTTCGATCAGTCGTGGCGAGATCGCGGGTGCTAGGGTAATGCTTTGCCATGTAGGCGTCGAGATCCTTAGTCTGCTGCTCGGTGCCGGCGAACTCGTCGATGTGGCCGGAAACCGCAATCACCCAGCCCTCACAGAATAGATCGGCGCGCCTGGTCTTTGTCGCCGTTTTGCACCGCTTCAGCTTGGCCTTGATGTGTTCCTCGCGTGCCCGCTTTACCTGGCGCAACAATACATCGAACGCATACTGCGCAATCTCCGGCGCGGAGCCGCAGCCGATGAACACCCATTCACCGGGCTTCATCCAGCCGCCGCTGAAGAGCAGGCGACAACCGAACGCGCCAGAAATGCGGTTTGCCAGTGCAGCTTCCCAGTTGCTCGGCTTGGTCTTTGCCCCGGCCTTGCGGCGTCGCTCCTGCGCCTCCGCCGCCTCAATGTCCAGGTCCGTGACGCCGTGCGCCTCCATCAGTTTCCGCGCCTGGCGCAGAGCCACCTCGGCTTCGTGCTCGTTGGCGCTCCTGGACAGCGCCAGGCACTTCTTGATCTTGTCGATGGTCTTCTCGTTGTCTTTCTGCATCAGTTCCCGTCCATCTTCGTCAGATGATACGCCCGGCACTGCTGGCACCAGTAGTGCCGGCGTTCGGTCATGCCGCCGTGGCGGCGCTGCTTGAGCTTGACCAGCGCGCGGATGGCGCCGGCCTTGTCGTAGGGCACCTTGCCGCAGTACTGATGCTCGCGCGGCCGGCTCATTGATCCATCGCATCCTGCAAGGCGCGGCGGAACGGGTTGCCGGCCATCTCGTCTTCGGTAAACGGCTTGCGGCCGGGCGTACTCATCTCCCAGCTCTCCATCCAGGGAAGGCTTTCGCAGCCGCAGTTGATGGTCTCGCCGATGGGCGCGGCCGGGTCACGCGGAAACATCAGCGCCACGCCGCCGACGATGAATGGCTTATCCACGTCGACGATCTGCCCATCTGCCGCATCATGCTCCGGCCGCGAATGCAGCTTGCCGCTGCGGCGCCACTGCTTCTTCATTCCAGGAAGCACCTCCGCCGCCTGCTCCTGGCGTTGCTGTGTCGCCATCGAGTAGGCCCGGCCCAGCTCGGTGCGCACGATGCTGATCGCCCGCGTCCGGCCGCCCTCGACCAGCCCGTCGACCTTGTTGATCGCATCGCCCACCGACTGCGAGCCGATCATCACCAGGCCCAGCTCCGAGTTGATGCGGTTGGCGACGGTGAGGGAGATGTCCGAGACGCGGTCGGTAAGGAACGCGCTCATCGCCATCAGCTGGCGCGTATCCACCTCGGGGATCGCGGCGGCGATGTTGACACCGCCCGCCTTGATCGGTTCGTCGATGAGCGCAACGCCGTTTTCCCACGATGCGCGCGCCCCGTTGCGCAGCAGCGTGCCGGCCTCCATGCTCATCTCGTCCATCGCCTGGCGCACCGCGCGCTGCAACTGCGGCAGATACCACGCCTCCCACTCGCTGGGGCTGGCCTTGAGCTGCTGCTTGATGCGCTCGGCGGCGAGGGTGAGCAGGCGCTTGACCTCCTTGGCCGTATCACGCTGGAGATGGGTCTGCCCGCGGCGGATTTTGGCCTGCTCGGCGCGAAAACGGCGATTGCGCTCCCGGTCGTTCATCGCAATCCCCCTGAGACCCCTTTATAAAGCTTTATAAAGTGGTGATCGCCGAAAACGCGGGCGGATGGGGCGGCCCACCGGGCAAAACGGCATACGCGCCCGCTGCGGCGGCCGCCCATCATCGCCCGATCCTCCGCTTGTCCTTCGGTGCGTCGACCGCATCGAGCAGTGCGTCGATGTCGCGCAGCAGCAGGCGGTAATCCCACCACCAGTCGCCGTAGTCCACCTCGATCATTCGTCGGCGCCCACCGGGTCGCGGAACACGTCGGCCTCCGCCCTGCGCAGCGCATCCTCGCGCGCCGCCGCCAGCTCGGTGACCGCGTCGAACGGCACGCCCAGCCGGCCCGCGATGGCCTCCACCATCACCAGGCCACGCTCCTCGGAGATCAGGCCGCGGTCGATGAGCATACCCACGGCCACCACGACCTGCTGCAACGCCGCTGCGTAGGCGGTGGTGTCGCGTGCGGTCATCTCCGGCCATTGCGCCGTCACCGCGAAACGCTCATCGCTCAAATCCGGCTCGCCGCGGCTGGCCGCCAGGTGCCACTGCCGCAGCACGTACAGGCCCACGCTCTCCAGCGCCGCGCCGATGAACCGCTGGCGCATGGAGAGCAGCTTGAACGTCGGCGTGCCCATCGAATCGCCGGTGGCGCGGTTGACATCGGCGGCGCCGCCGTACCAATGCTCCGGCACGCTGGCGCCGCCCAGGATGTGGTTGCGGAACAGGCGCGCATGCTCGGCGGTACCGCCGGCCTGGAGGTCGGGCGTGACGGCGTCCCACTTCTCGGCGTCGTTGTGCACGCGCACCGAACCGGGCGAGGGCGGGCCGATCTTCTTGGCCCGCTCCGCCACCTCGTCCGGCGTGGCGCCGGTCAGCGTCACGTCCCACAGAAACGCACGCAGGAACTGTGCCCGGTCCACCTCGCCGAACAGGAATTGATCGTAGGCGTCGAGCCAATCGATCTGCGCCAGCAGGTCGGAGCGGCCGCGGCTGCCGGCGGAGAGGTCGTTGATGCGGAAATAGAACGCATCGCCGTCGTCGAACGTCGCGCGGATCGCCTGCGTACGCTGGGTGAAGATATCCTCCGGCCCATTGACGATGACGCGGTAGCGGCGGCTGGCGCCGTGCTTGTCCTTCTGCGTCACGATGCCGATGGTCTGTTCGCCGTTGTCCGGGTCGGTGACCACCGTGGCAATCTGCGAGGGGTCCAGGTAGCCCAGCCGAACGTGACCGTTGTGCTCGTTGACGAACGCCGGCCAGCACTGCTCGCCGAACAGCGCCAGCTCACGCACTTTCTTCGCCAGCTTGAGGTCCATCTGATTGATCGGGTCGAACCAAAACCGATCCAGCACCGCCTGCGTCTCGTCGTCGCCGGCCTCCAGGCGCACGCCCTCGGCCAGCAGGAACGCCACCTGCAATTCCACGATGCGGTTGGCGACCAGGTTCACCTCCCACAGGTACGCGGCCATCTTCTGCATGCGCGCCTGGGTCAGCGGCCCGAGGTCGCGCAGCTTGTCACCGGAGAGGCGGCGGAAGCCCTCCTCGTCGGCGTCGATGGTGGTGCCTGCGGCCTCCACCATGCGCACCTGCGCCGGGCGGCTGGCCGCTTCAACCAGCGACAGGTCGTTGCCCAGGGCGGCGGCGATGCGGTGCTTGAGTGTGTCGTTCATGCAGTACTCCTAGCGGAACATGTGCGCGCGCCGGCGGCCGCGCGCGGCCTCGGGCGCGTAGGCGTCAGCGGTGGAATCGATGGAGGCACCGGCCGGCGGCTGGCCCTCCTGATGCGTGGCTGCCCAGGCCAGCAGGCCAGCGACGGCCGAATCGCCGTGGCGGTATTCGCCGTCGCTGCCCTTGTCGCGGCCGTCGTCCATCGTCGGCCGTCCCTTGACCTGCACCACGCGGCGGTGATCGGCGATCACGTCCTCGCTGGCGTTGACGGTGATCGACTTGTCCTCATAGGCCGCCTTGTACTTGGGGAACCAGGTCGAATACCACTCGGCCGTCGCCTTGACGCACTCCACGCGCTGCGCGCCGAACTTCTGCAACGCGCCCTCGGCGTGACTCTGGCCATTGCCGCGCGCATCGAACTTGGCGTGGTGCAGCAGCGGGATGTTGGAGAGCACGTAGTCGCGGATCAGCGCCTGCACATCGAATGGCAACCGGCGCAGCTCCAGGCTGAATGCCTGGCGCCAGTGGCCCGGCCCGTCCTCCTGCAATACCCAGATCACCGAGAGGTCGCCGTCGCGGCCGAAGTCCTGGCCGTACACGGAACGTTGCCCCGGCAGGTTGTCGATCACCGGCTTGACTGCGTCCGCCAGCCAGCGGCGCGTCTCGTCGATGCGATCCGGGTTGAGCACGTAGTCGGCCGGCTTACCCAAGCGCACGATGGGGATGCGCTTGTCGTGGCAGTTCTCCAGCAGGATGCGCGGGATGTAGGCGCCGCTGCCCCGCTTCGGGATGCAGAGCAGCTCTTCGTTGGCGTCGGCCTGATCCGGATAGTCGGCGAATGCCTCGTCACGGAAATCGCGCTCAGCCTCCGGCGACCAGGTCTTGCCGGTCACCAGGCAGATGCGCTTGTACAATCCCTCGGCGAGGGCGCGGTCGAAGTCGATGTGGTGGCGAGACCAGGGCAGCTTGCCGGCGACGATATCCAGGTCCAGTAGATTGAACGGATTTTCCTCGCCATCATGGGTGCTGATGATGTCCACCCTGCCGCCCCACAGGCGGAAGGCGAGCGCGCCCTTGATCGTCTCGGCCAGATCACGGTGATGGGCCGCCTCGTCGATGCGCGCGTGTCCCTGACGGCCGCGCCAGTTCCAAGGGGCGGAGGAGAGCGCCTCGTACACGTGGCCAGACGCAAACGTCAGCTTGTACTTGGTGATGTCCTGCTTACGCTCACCGAGCACTTCACGCTCGCGCGTCACGTCGATGGACGAGGCGGCAACCCCGTATATCTCGGCGAAGGCGAGCGCGTCGCCGATGTTCTCGGCCGCCATGCCCAGGTTGTAGCCCATGTAGTACTGCGACATGCCATTGACGCGCGCCGCTTCCAGCGCGCCTTCCGCGGCGATGCAGCCCCAGGAGAAGCCGATGCGCCGACTCTTGACGCAGAAGCGCACCACGGACAGGTCAGTGTGCCAGCGCTGCTGATAGGGCAGCAGAATTTTCGGCACTTGACCTTTGGGGAGTTTGCGATGAGCACGGTCACGACCTTTCTCTTCCACCAGGTCGAGCAGGTCTTTGCGCTCGCCCGCGGAGACGTCGACCGGATCGACCTGTACGTTGTTGGCCTCGCTCATCGCCTACTCGACATCGATGCCCAGGAACTGCGCGCGGATGGCCGCCCAATCGTCGTCGGAGACGCCGGCACGGCGCGCAACCTTCTCGGCGGCATTCATGGCGGCGTTCTTCTTTACCTCCAGCTTCTCGCGGGCCTCCGTCATCCACTTCTTGCTGGCCACTGACGCACGAGTCAGGCGCGCCACCATCAGGCCGATCTTGTCCAGGGGCGCACCGTCCTCCAGGTCGCGCAAGGCCACAAACGTCTTGGTCTGAACCATGCGGATCAGCGCATCGTTCATCGCGCCTTCATCGTCCTCGGATGCCTCGGCGATGGCGCGCGCCTGCTCGGTCGCCACACGCAGCGCCTCCAGGCTCTGCTCGAACTTCTGCCCTTCCCGATGGATTGCCGAGCGCGACACGCGCAGCTCCAGGCCGCGCGCATCCAGCTCCTGTTCCAGCCAGGCGTGCAGGCCGTCGTAATTCGAGAAGCCAGAAGCTACGAGGCGGCGGTTCAGCTCCGCGCGCAGTTCCTCGGGCAACTCCAATAGAGAGGACCGTCTCGGCATGGCCTATACCGACTTCGGGCGGGCGATGCCCGGATCGACGATGTGTGCGTCCTCCAGGTAATCCACACCCTTCGGCATCAGCCGCGCTTCCCAGTACTCGGCGCCGTTGGGCTTGGCCAACTCGACATATCCCTTGTCGGTCAGATACTGGAGAGCACGACGAATGCCCATCTGCGTCACCTGCAAGTCGGCATCCACCAGAATCTGCGCGATCAGCCCTTCGCCCACCGGCAGCGGGCGGCCAGCGTCGAGAATTTTCAGAATGCGATAGCGCGCCATCTTTGCGCGGGCGGCTTCGAGGTTGTCTTCCATCATTGCTTGCCTCCATTAGCGAATGCCTGGTTCAGCCGCTCAGTGAGCTGGCCAATTGCTGTGTTCAACGCCACGAGGCGTTCCCCATCGCGGTCCTGCTTTGCCTCAATCACGGCGCTGAACCTGATCCAGTCCTCGCGTCGCACGTATTGCAACGGCAGCTCGGCGCGCAGCGCGAGGAGGTCTTTCTCTAACTTTGCGACGGTTTGCGTTTCGGCGTTAAGGGCCAATCTCAGCCCCCCGAACAATTCGTCCCAGTGCTTCTGCGCCTCGGCACGGGCCGACTCCTGGGCCTTGAACCGCTGGTCGAGGCCAGACTGCATCTGCGCCAGCAGCAGCTTGCCCGCACCGAACACGAAGCCGAGGAAGGTGACCAGCAGGCCCACCAGGAACAACAGCAACTGCCAAAACTCCACCTGCACCTGCATCACTTACCCCTCTTCAAATGCGCCGGAGCCGGCGCATTTGCGCCCTCATGAGTTGACCAGCACAGCGCCTCCAGCTCTTCCGCGTACTGCCGCCGCAGCGTCTCGCGCCACACCAGGCGCGCATGCGCCTCCGGCGTCAGGCAGTCCAGTTCCTCGGCGCTCACCGTGGGCAGCTCCGGCCGCTCCGGGCAGTCCAGCGGCACGCTCACGTAGCGCATCTCCGGCGCCGCGCAGCCGGCCAGCAGGGCCGCCAGCAGCAGGACAAATGCGCCGGCTCCGGCGCATTTGCGCCCGCTCACCACTTTTTCTCCAGCTGGTCCCGCCGCCCCTCGGCGAGGCCAGCCTCAATGTCGGCCCGCTCCTCGGCGTGCAGCTGCTGCGTCTCCCGCCTGGCATCATCGGCGCGCTGCCGCGCCGCCTGGCCGCCCTCGGCCACCTGCGCCCGCAGCCGCTCGCGTTCGGCCTCAGCCTGGCGTCGCTTCGCCTCCGAGAAAAACAGGAGCGCCAGGAACGCAGCAACGACGGTGAGGCCCGCCAGGAACCTATTCCACAGGCTGCTCACCCTGGCCTCCAAAGGTGATCGGTTGCGTGGTGACCGTGCGCATCACTCCATTGACGATGGGCAGCGCAATCGACATTGCCATCCAGAAATTGACCGGCAGGTACGGCTGCAACAGATGCCACTGCGCCTCCAGCGCCATCAGCACTGCGGCGATGGCGTTGATCCGCATCGTCCGGCTCTGCCACCAGGGTTTGGTATCGTTCATAGCTCCATCATCCACAGGTTCAGAAAATGCAAGAGGCCTCACGCCGCCCGCCGGGTCGCTTCGGCCATGTCGTGCAGGCCGGGGACATAAACCGTCCTCCTGATCCCTAAGACCGGCGTCGTTTTAACCGCCGTCAGTTCCTGGAGCCGGACAGGGCCGCCCAGCGGCGGCGCGGAGACGTGCGCCCACTGGCCGAACTCATGGATGACCTGATCGTAGGACTGGAGGTTGTCGCGGACCCACTGGCAGACCTGGAGCGGGGTATAGCCGGCAACGAGAACGTCACCCGAGAGTCCCTGGATGTGTTGCGAGGTGGGCGCGCCGCCCACCAGGCGGTTCACCTCCGGCGGGCGATAACCGGAAAGGACGGTCACAGCCCCCAGCGCATCGCGCAGCGGTTGCAACACTGTTTCGCACAGCCGCTGGAGGTTGGCGAAGACCTGAGAATCAGGCTCGACGACGATGCCATGCCGCGCCGCCGCTTCGCTGCGCATGAACTCGTCTAAGAAGAAGTTTTTTGAAAGTTGAATCCTGCTCATGTGAGCAGGATCAACTATGGGAAGGGGTGAGGCGTATTAACGCGGGTTACTACTGCATGAACGGTGCGACTTGCTCATCATAAAAGCGGCGCAGGTTTGCCTGCAAGTTTGCGCCCAGCTTCGTTCCTGAGCGTGGAACAGCGCGCGAGCCTTCACGCCCGCTGAATTTGAATTCAACGCGGGCCGCCGTTGCGATTTTCAACAATTGAGAGGAGGTGAGCGGATATCGTCCCACGTCGTAAAACGTGGTCGACGGTCCCGCGCCAGTTCTCTCTACCTGGTGATCGATGCTGCCGCCGCTGGCCTTGACGACAATCCGCTCATCGTCGGCCAATACGACCAGTTCGTCGCCCGCCCTGATGGCAAGCCACTTAGGCTCCCCCGACCAAGTCAGTTCGCCGCTGTTGGTAACCCTGGTGTACTCCAGGCCGACGAGCACAACACGCCCTCTTTCGCGGTCGCGTGACACAAACGCATCAAGATACCCGTAGGTGGCAATGCCCGCAGGATCGGTTTCAAGGACATTCCCCTCCATGCTGTACATCGCGGGCTGTTGTGGATCGGAGAACTTGTCAGTGGATTCCTTCACAGCGTATTGCGCGGGGCCGCATCCGGCCAGGAACAACACAACGACGAAAGCCATCAGCCTATTCATGATCATCACCTCCTGTGTCTATCACATGGCGCGGCCAGCCCAGACTACTCTGCCGACCACATTCAATTCATCGGAACTTTGAGCGTGCACGATCTCCGGTTCGTAACGCTCATTGTCGCTCTTGATCACCACTGTATTGTCCAGCCTGCGCTGCACCCGTTTTACCAGCAGGTCTCCGTTGTGCTGCAACACATAAACCGCATTGTCCTCGAACCGCCCCTTGGACATATCGACCAACACTAGGTCGTCGTTGCTGAGAGTTGGCTCCATGCTGTCTCCGCGCACCGTGATCAGCACCAGGTCGCGGCGTGATACACGCAGGGTGTTCTGCACCCAGTCCGAGCGAAAGGCCAGATAGTCGACGATCTGTTCGCTGTGTATAGCGGCACCATGCCCGGCAGCGCACTTCACGTCGTAGCGGGGCACAAGGACAAAGTCATTGGGCGGAGAAAGAGTGTCGCCGGCATCGGCATCCAGGCCGCGTGTCTTTTGCAGGATGCGCCGCAGCGTGTACTGATCGGCCTGTTCTGACACAGCCGCTTGTTGCAGCAGGCGCCGTTCATCTGAGGACAGCCCGGCCAGATCGTAGGCCAGCTTATTTACCTCATCCATCCCGTTGCGGAACGCACCAACCCGTTGGCCAAAATCCCCTGAAGGGGTGCGGAACATCTCCCCCTCGCCGAAAAGCAGCCAGTCTGCGGACCACCCATACGTGCTCATACCGGCACGGATGAGCTCCTTCGATACCGGTCGCTCGCCTCGCTCGTAGTTCTGATAGGCGCGCAGGGACAACCCGAGAGACTCGGCAAAATCCCCCTGCGACATAGGTTTACCGCCCTTGGCCACATCACGCAAAGCCTTAAGGCGCGCCCCGATCTCTACATCCCCGGTTGTGCTTGACATAGTACCCGTTCGTGCTTATTCTGTTAGTCATTACGCACATGCGAGAAGCATAGTAGCAAAAAATGAAATCTGCACAAAAAGCGCCCATCACCACCCGTCCAACTGAGCCAGGCCAGGAGCTCTACAACCAGGTCCGTGCCGGATTCGTACTCCGCAACACCACATTCAATCGCTGGTGCGTCCAGAACCAGGTGACCCGTCAGAACGCGGTTCAGGCGCTGCTCGGGGGGTGGAACGGCCCGAAGGCGCGGAAGCTGCGCGACCGCCTGTTGTCAGCAGCTGGCCTAAATGAGGAATCCATCAATGGCTGACTACACCTGCGCTTCGCAGCAACGAATCCTGCGCGTCCTGATCCTGCTGGGAGGTCATGAGGTCAATGGATTGGCCCCCGCTGAAATCGCCCACAGCCTCGACATCACCCAGCCCAACACCATCCGCGACCTGGAGAACCTGCGCATCGCCGGCCTGGCCGAGAAGATCGCTGATTCAGGGCGCTGGCGTCTGTCTCCTCGCCTACCGCAAATCGCGGTCGCGATGCTCGCAAACATCGACCGCTCCCAGCGGAAGCTCGAGGAGGTCCGTCAACGTTACACACGAGAGGTTTAATCATGGCCACGAAAAAGAAAGCCCCCGCAGCAGCCGTCAACGTCGACGGTGACGCCATCCTCAACGCAGCCGCCGACGCGGACGCAAACAACAAACGCCTCAGCGTCGTGGACGCGCAGTTCGGCGACTCCCTTCCGTACGACAAAACACGCATCGAGAACGAGGCGCGTTTTTTCCTCACCGAGTCGGCCAGCGCCATGCTGGAAGCCGGGAAACGCATCGTCCTCCTGAAGGAGCACGAGCAGCACGGTGAGTTCATGGGGGCGCTGGAGCGTATCGGCATTGCGCCGCGCGCGGCTCAGAAACTCATGCAGGCGGCGGTCAAGTTTTCCGGCAAGCCCCAAGTGGCGGCCCTCGGGAAGGCGAAAATGCTGGAGCTGATCAGCGAGGACGATGAGCAGCTGGCCGGACTGGAGGAGGGTGGAACCATCGCCGGCCACACCATCGACGAGATAGATCGCATGAGTTCCTCCGAGCTGCGGGCGGCCCTACGCAAAGCTCGCGATGCGCGCCAGCACGACGCCGAGGTGCACGAGAAGCTGGTCGCGCAGAAGGACCGCAAAATCAACGAACTGCACAAGAAGGTGCACGAGCGCGAGAAGCGCACCAAGGAATGGCCGTTCCGCGTCCGCGAAATCCAGATCGAGACCACGGAGCTGGCGGCGGCGATGCTGGAGGAGGCCGACCGCCTCGACGTGATGCGCGACGCCATCCTCACCGAGCAGTTCGGCGACGAGGATCACGAGCCGGCCATCGAGGCAATGGCGGTGGTCTATTACGACGCACTCACCCAGGTGATGAACCGCGTCATCGACATGTGGCAGGCCTGCGACGAGGTGTTCTCGGGTTACAAAGCCAAGGCCCGGCCGATGCTGGACGTGCAGCTCCCCGAGGCCAGCGAATAAGGAGCGCGCGATGGCTATCAGCGAACCGCTAAGCCTTGCCACCCTCGACGCCGTGCGGGCACTCGCCCGCCGGCTCGACGAGGCCGCCCACCGCGACAAGGGCGGTCTGGTCGAATCATTTGCTGCTACCTATGGCTGGAGCAAGGCCAAGGTTTACGACGAGCTGAAGCGCGTCGGCTGGACCTCCGGCCGCAAGAAGCGCGCCGACGCCGGCACCACCAAGCAGGACATGGAGGCACTGACCCACCTGTCCGCCACGCTGAGGCTAGGCGTGCGCAAAAACGGAAAGGCCACCATGCACACGCCGAACGCCCGCAGCCTGCTGGCTGAGAACGGCGTGTCGTTCGCGGTCAGCAACTCGCGCATCAATCAATTGCTGCGCGAGCGGCAAATGGATCTCGCCACGCAGCAACAGCCGAAGGCCCACGTCAACCTGCGCAGCCTGCACCCCAACCACGTGCACCAGGTGGACCCGTCGCTGTGCCTGCTCTACTACTCGCCGGACGGCAAGCAGCGCGTGCTGCGCGACGATGAGATCTACAAGAACAAACCCGAATGGGTGGAGAAGGTCGGCAATCTCAAATGCTGGCGCTACGTCCTCACCGATCACTACTCCGGCACCATCATGGTTCGCTATTACCAGGCGCGCGGCGAGACGCAGGAGAACCTGTACGACTTCCTGCTCTGGTGCTGGGGCCGGCTCGAAGGCCGGCCGTTCCACGGCGCGCCGAAGATGTTGGTTGCCGACAAGGGCAGCGTCAACACGGCCGGTCCCATGCGCAACGCCATGCAGGCAATGGGTGTGGAGATGTACACCCACAAGGCCAAGAACGCCCGTGCCAAGGGGCAGGTGGAGGGCGCCAACAACATCGTGGAGACTCACTTCGAGTCTCGTCTACTTTACGAGCCGGTGACCGGCGTAGCCGAACTGAACGCCGCCGCCGAGGCGTGGATGAACGCCTGGAACGCCAACGCGATCCCGCACTTCGACAGCCGGCTGCACCGCCGCGGCATGGCCGAGCCGGTGGCGCGCTACGCGCTGTGGCAGACCATCCGCCAGGAGCATCTGCGCCTGTTGCCGGATCTCGATGTCTGCCGCTACCTGCTCTCCGCCGACCCGGAGGAGCGCACCGTCGCCGCCGACCTCACCGTGCGCTTCCGCCACCCTGTCACCAAGCGCACCGAGTTCTATGACGTCTCGCACGTGCCCGGCATCTATCCGCGCTGCCGCGTGCGCATCAGCCCGCTGGTGTACGGCGGCGCCCAGGTGCTGGTGCATCTGGACGACTACCAGGGCGAAGAACACGTCTATGCCGTGGCGCCCATCGAGTACGACGAGCGCGCCGGCTTCCGTGTCGACGCCGCCATCATCGGCCAGGAGTTCAAGGCGCAGCCCGACACCGTCGCCGACAAGGCCGGCAAGGCCGCCGACCGCGCCGCATTCCCCGGCAAGACGCAGGAGGAAATCGACAAGGCCAAGGACAAGAACGCCGCACCGTTCGGCGGTCTCGATGCGCACTCGCATCTCAAGGATGTGTACCTGCCGTCCTACATGCCGCGCCCCGGCACCGAACTGGAGGTGCCGAATCGCCACGTCAACGAAGTCAAGCCGCTGTCGCACATCGAAGCGATGAAGATCATCGCGCGCCGCCTCGGCCAGGCGCTCACTCGCGAGCAGAACGCCGCGGTGCGCGAGCTGTATCCGCTGGGCGTACCTGAACAGGAACTGGATCAATTGATCGAGCGTCTGCAACGCGGTGACCAGGCCAGCAGCCGGCCCGGCCTCGCCGTCGTCAACGGAGGGAAGGTGTCATGAGGAACGCTGCCAGAGTTTTACCTGATTACGTACAAAAAAACGGGGGTTCACGGTACATGCCATTGAAGCTGAAGGGCGTGCTGTTTCGGCACGGGATACAACAGTCGGAGTGGGCCGCCGCCATCATTCAGCGTGGCGGGCGCAATGGCGGGCAGGGGCTGTCCCAGCCCACCGCCACGCAAATCCTGTCCTGGGGCATCTGGCCGAAGCTCACGCCGGCCCACGATATCAAGGCCCAGACCGAGGCGTTCCTGCGCGGCAAGGGCGTGGCGGATGAGCTGATCGCCAGCGCCTGGGAAGAAGACGAGGAGGACCACCGGGGTGTGGCCACTCCTAAAAAAGAGCCCCGCACGAGCGGGGCCGAATTCGAGTTTGAATCCGATACACATCTACCGGAGGTTGAAATGTTAACACAGCAGGCAAAAAAGCACTTCTCGCTGTTCCGCGATCCGTTCGTGGACGACGTTCAGGGGCCGGAGGATGTGTTCCTGGCCGGCGAGCAGCGCTACATCCGCGAGGCCATGTTCCAGACCGCCAAGCACGGCGGATTCCTCGCCGTCATCGGCGAGTCCGGTGCCGGCAAGAGCACGCTGCGCCGCGACCTGGTGGAGCGCATCCAGCGCGAGCAGGCGCCCATCACAGTGATCCAGCCGGCCAGCCTGGACAAGACGCGCCTCACCGCCGAGCACATCGCCGACGCCATCGTCGGCGACATCTCCCAGGAGCCGGTCAAGCGCACCCGCGAGGCCAAGGCGCGTCACATTCAGAAGCTGCTGACCGGCTCCAGCCGCGCCGGCAATTCGCATGTGCTGATCATCGAAGAGGCCCACGACCTCAGCGTTCAGACCCTCAAATATCTCAAGCGATTCTGGGAGTTGGAGGATGGATTCCGCAAGTTGCTGGCGATCATCCTCATCGGCCAGCCCGAGCTGAAGAACAAGCTGGACGAGCGCCAGAACTGGGAGGCCCGCGAGGTGATCCGCCGCTGCGAGATCGCCGAGCTGATGCCGCTGGATCGCGACCTGGAGGCGTACCTGGCCATGAAGCTCAAGCGCATCGGCCGCGAGGTCGGCCAAGTGTTCGCGCCGGATGCGTTCGACGCCATCCGCGCGCGCCTGACGCTGACCCGCCGCGGCACGCACCAGGCCGTCTCCATGCTCTACCCGCTGGTGGTCAACAACCTGGTGGTGAAGTCCATGAATCTCGCCGCTGAAATCGGCGCCGAGACCATCAGCGCCGACGTCGTGAAGGGGGTGTGACCATGTTCGATTCGACCCTACCGTTTCGCACCCGTGACGGCCGCCCGGTGATGGTGTTCGGGCGCCGCCACGGCCTGATCATGGGCGCCATCCCCAACGACAACGGCGGCTACCAGGCCACCTGCTGGGGCGAGGAGTCCGGCCTGCGCGTGGACACGTTCGGCGCCACCGGCAGCGACCTGGAGAACTACCAGCCGGTCTATGCCGATGCCTACCTCGAACACTGGGGCAACGTGTTCGTGTCCCACCGCCTGCACGATATGGGCATCCGCTTCGATATGTTCATCCGCTGCCCGCAGGACATCCTGGAGGCCGTCGAGCGCCACTATGCCGCCGACCGCGTGATGCTCGGCGACCACGACGACCTGCTGCCCGCGCAGCGCGCGGTGATGCCGCTCACCACCTACGACACCGATGCGCTGCTGCCCGGCGATGCCGAGTTGCGCGGCGAGCACTACGTGCAGCCGCTGCATCACCACTCCCACGCCGCCTGTGGCCATCGCGCGAAGAAGGTGGCTATATGAGAGAGCTGATGCGAATGCGCGACCGCCTGCCGGCGCTCGGCTACGACGTGTCCAGCCTGCCGCAGGTTTCCGCCTGCGGCCGCTGCGGCCGCGCCGACGTGGAGATGCGCCACGACGGCGAAAACGGCACCTGGCTCGTCTGGTGCGAGTGTGGCCGTGACAGCGGCCACCACCCGACCCTGCTCGCCGCGATCCTCACCTGGAACGCCGACCAGGTAGAGCAGCCGGCCCTCGGCGTCGAGGCCGCGAACACGGAGGTGATCCGCAATGGCCAATAGCCAGGCACGCCGCCGCCGCGCGTTTGAGGCATGCAGCGTCGAGCGCTACACGCTCGACCTGCGCAACGTGAAACTCACGCCGTCCTATCAGTTCCTGGTCGGCACTCGCCTGGTGCCGCTGCGCCGCGGCCAGAATTTCAGCGACTACGAGATCATCGAGGACGAGCTGCCGCGCGAGTGTGCCGAGACCATGCGCAAGAACATCATCGCCAGGGAGCGCTCGCGCGGAACGCCGCAGTCGCGCATCGACGAGGTAATGCGGCTACCCATCGGCATCGCCGCGCATTTCCTGCCGGCCGGCGCCGCCATCGTCCGGGGATACGTCGCATGAGCGCGCCGCAGCTCGCCTTGGACATCAGCGCCCCGGCGCCCGCGCTCTCCGTGGACGTTCAGCCGCTGCCGCACCTGCCCGAGGGGCTGCGCCTGCTGGTGTGTTTCAGCGACGGTCGTTTCCGCCTGCTCACCGTGGTGGAGGCGCGCGAACTGTACACGCAGCTGCACGTCCTGGTTGGCGACATCGAGGAGCGCGGCCGATGAAGGTGGTGTGCCCCTGCTGCGGCGTGGACTTCCCCATCGACGCGGGCCTCAACGACGCCGATGCGCGCCGCTTCGCCGCCCTGATGGGCGAGCTGCCGCCCGCGGTGGCCCGCCTGATGCCGGCCTACCTGCGCCTGCACAAGCCGCTCAAGCAGGGCCTGCGCTGGAGCCGCATGGTCTCCCTGCTCAACGACCTGGCGGCCGAGATCAAGGCCGCCCAGGTCACACACGGCGGCATCACCTACGCCGCGCCGGCCGACCTCTGGATCGGCTGCATCGAAAAGGTGCTGGCCATGCCCAACCTGGAACTGCCGCTCAGCGGCAATGGCCTCCTGCGCAAGATCGTTGCAGGCTCCGCAAGCAAGGCCGCCGGCCTCGCTGAGCAGAAGACCGAGCAGGAGAACATCTACCGCCACGGCCGCGGCTCTACGCAAGGCCCGGTGCAGGTGATGGAGACAACCAAGCCGCGCAGCGGGCCGCCGCCCGACTGGAAGAAGCAAGCCCTGGGAGGGAACAGCAGCGATGAATGACATGGAGCGGGATGAACTGAAGCGCCGCGTGCGCGTGCTGCTGGAGGACCGCGTCGGTCCCGACGAGTGCATCAACATGTACCAGCTCTATCACGCCGCCACCGGCCGCCAGATCATCCCGCTCCGCCGCGTCGACCAGACCCGGACAATCCGCACCGTCATCGCCGCGCTGCAAGAAGACGGCCTCGCCGTCGTCCACAAAGCCGGCGCCGATGGCGGCTACTACATCGCCGCCAACAAGGCCGACATCGAGCGCGAGGCCGCCTGGTTCCGCAAACGCGCAATGGCCGCCCTGCGCCGCGAAAAAATGCTGCGCCGCATCTCCACCGAGGAGCTGCTGCGCCAACTGCGTATCGAGTTCGACATGTAGAGGAGACGATTCGTGAAGCTGACAGACATTCAAAAAGACAAGGTGCGCCGCGCATACAACGAGGCGTCAGCCGTACTGAGTGAAATCAAACGGAAGAACCTTTCCGGGAAAGAGTTGGATGCAATGAGGGTTCTGGAGCAAGCCGTCCAGAACTTGGAAGCGTTTCAAATCATCACCAAGTAGCACGAGGAACAGCCGATGAACATGATGCAGGAAATTGAACAGTTCGCCGCCATCTACGCCACCGAGCGCGACGCGCTCGCCGCCCTGGTGACCGAGATGAACGACGCCATCGAGCATGTCAAACGCGCCCGCCTGGCTGCCATCAAGCAGGCGGTGCAGAAGGCACGCCAGGCGCAGGCCGATCTCAAGGCCGCCATCGAGGACGGCAAGAGCCTGTTCGACAAGCCGCGCACCCGCGTGCTGCACGGCGTCAAGGTCGGTCTCACCAAGCAGCGCGGCGCCGTCGAGTTCGACGACGAGGCCAAGGTGGTCGCCCGCATCCGCGCCCAGCTCCCCAAGGACCAGGCCGAGCTGCTGATCCGCGTCAAGGAGTCCGTTCACAAACCCAGCGTCTACGACCTCACCGCCGCCGACCTCAAGCGCCTCGGCATCCGCCTCACCGCCGACTGCGACGCCGTGGTGATCAAGTCCGTCGACAGCGAGGTGGACAAGCTGGTCTCTGCCCTGCTGGCCGAGGATGCAAAAGAGGTGATGGAGGATGCGGCATGAATAGCGAACAAAGCGAATACGAGTGCGGCTACCAGGACGGCCACGCCGCGGGAACCATGATGGCCATATTGGTCAGTTTCATTAACGCCGTCGGATGGTTCGCCTTCGGCTTTTTGCTGTTTTTTTCGTAAATGGAGGATGCGGAATGAGCGCTGAAATAGAGATTGTTCCCTACGAAGACGCCCCCTGGGCGCCCAAGTTGGACGGAGCGCAGTACGCCTACCGGGTAACGCTGGAGGGCAACGAGGCGATGACTGGTGCAACGCGCGCCGACATCGAAGCCACCACCAAGACAGCCCGGAAACTGGCTGACCGTCTCAAGCGCGAGCGCCGTGGCGAGCCGTTAGCGTTTCGCGTTTTCAGCCTCAAGGGATCCAAGATATGAGGCTGCAAATCAACAGCGCAGGCTCCTGGAAAAATGTGCTCGACTACGCCCCGGAAGACGACGAGGTCGTGCGCGAACACGCCTCAGTGCTCGCCAGGATCTCCGGCGTAAAACTCAGGGTGCTGCATGACGACGGGTGCCCGGCAGCGTACTGGAACAAGTATCGCGGCTGGGAAGAGTGGAATAGATGAAATGCCCAAAGCACACCGGGATCGCCCTGCTGTCCGATCTCCTGGACGACGAACAGACCGCTGGGATGCCTAGCCTGGCCCAGGCCGCGGCCGTCATACAGGAAGCGCTGGCCGACCTGGTGGGCAATGGATACTTGGCGTGCATCCAGCTATCCCCAGCTCACCGCAAGGGCGGAAAGATAGAGTGTCTGGCCTACGTCCTCAACCGGCCCGGCAGGGACGGCGGACAGACCGAGCATTCCAAGGCATTCGGCCACGACCTGGCCGAAGTTCTGGCTGGCGTCCTCCGGGGCGACCACCCAGCAAGGAGGTGAGAACTGTGGAAACCCCACGACAGAAAGACCAACGGTACCGGCTTTATACCCTGCTGAATGTCGGTCGCTCCAAGCTCGGCATGCAGGACGAGGACTACCGCGCCCTCCTGGCCCGCCACGGTGCTACGGAGCGTGAAGGCCAGGTATCGGCCACGACCCTGAGCATCCCCGCCCTGGAGAACGTCCTGGACGAGCTGAAGGCCAAGGGATTCAAGCCCACATCCAAGACCAAGCCCCGCCGGCCGCAGCCGACGAACATCAGCAATGCCTCTGATGCTCAGCTGAACCTGATGCGCCACATATGGGGTGAGATGGGTAAGGCCGGTATCCTGCGCGACGAGACCGAGCGGGGCCTCCAGGCATGGGTTCGGGCGTCCACCCGCCGCAAGACAGGCGCCGGCTACGAACGCCTGGAGTTCCTACCCCACGACGTAGCCCAAGAACTAATCGAGCGCCTCAAGAACTGGGCCGCTCGCGCCAACGTGGAGCTGCACCGGCATGGCTGAACCGCGCTCCAACGGCCCCGAGCTGCTCCAGGAGCTGCGCGACCATACAGTCCACGTCCTGGTCGGGCACGGCCTCGAAGCCATCCAGGCCGCCTCCATCGCCGCCGACCTGGTGGACCGCATGCGCCGCTCCTGGGGTGGCCAGCAGGTCTACTTCCCGGTAGGCCTGGCCTTCGACATCGAGGACAAGCACTGGGCTATTTGGACCGACTACAACGGCCGCAACCGTGACGAGGTTTGCCGCAAGCACAGCATCAGCGTCCAGCACTTCTATCGGATCATCGACCGTATCCGCCAGCTGGAGTCCCAGCGCACCCAGCCCGGCTTGTTCCCCGAAGAATAG